GTTGTATTTCTACAGTGCCCGCTAATGATGGAGGCGATATTTCCTCCTCTCCCGCTCAATAAAGAGCAGAAGAGTTATATAAGACGATGTGTTGATGTATTAATTACATTGTCGACTGTGTATGGATTTGATTGCGCAGGTTATTCTAGAAAGCCAGTATACCAACATTGGGAATACTGTTCGGCGGTACTAGGGAGCCCTATAAAGTTCATGAAGTGGAAAATAGCTTGCTATTATTCCGCTCATAAGAACCAAGAGCTTGTCCCGTCCCCGGTCGCGCTGTTTGATAAGCCAGGAATTTTATTTGGTGGAAAGTGGTATAAGTACTTCTCTATTATGAAGAACTCGGATCCGAATCTCTTTGATTCGTTTATCCTTTCTGTTCTCTATTCTAAGAAGGGTATGCCACGTCCAAATAAACACCTGATCTCTATCGCAGAACGCGAAGCTTTCGAAAAATTAACAAAACCTGTGCCCCATCGACCTCAGTTTCTTGCAAAATGGGGTGACATAGATGTAAAAGAACGGACGGCTTCAATTGACTCGTTACTCTCGCTTGAGAGTGTAGCGACTCAAATTAAACGCACTGTATCCGAAATCTTCAAGGATGTCACTTATACGCAAGACGAACGAATCGAGCCTTTCTTCCCTTCAACCTCTGCGAATTATATTAATACGCGTAAGATGGGTGGAGTTGTAGGTGAGATTCTGTCGAACCCTCAATTACTTGAGGGGCTGAAAACTGATGGAGATCTTGTCCAAGTACAGATTGTTGGCTCTAAACGGCGTATGCTGTTTAGGGTTGATACTTCTCGTTTAAGGCAGTCTTTTAAAAAGCTGTATGATCGTATAGTTGAGTTTGTTGCCATGGAACAACCGTTAGCACTCCCGAAAGGGTTGGCCGAAGCCTTAAAAGTGCGTGTTATTTCCAAAGGTCCACCTTATCACTATACCATGCTTAAGCCTTTACAGAAAAAAATGTGGTCAGTGTTAAAAGCCCATCCATGCTTCCATTTAACCGGTTCTCCGGTCGACGCGGATTATGTCCAACGTCGTATGGGTGCTAAATTGGCTCCTGACGAATCATATCTTTCTGTTGACTACTCCGACGCGACTAATGAGATGATGAGTTTTGCTTCTAATGCGGCTTGCGATCAACTTTGTGATGTTTTGCATCTATCAGAGTTTGAGTCAAAAGCGTTTAAAGTTGCTTTAACTGGTCATCTTATTGAGTTCGACGGCGAAGTTCGTCCTCAAACGATGGGTCAACTTATGGGATCGATTGTTTCATTTCCTATACTGTGTATTGTTAACGCAGCCATCTGTAGATGGGCTAAGGAGTTATCTTCTAACCGAATTTGGTTATTGAAGGATTGCCCTTTAGCTATTAACGGAGATGATGCAATTATTCGCATTAATGTAACGGGTCGCAAGCTTTGGGAGAAAATTGGCTCTTTCTGTGGGTTATCCCCATCTATAGGAAAAGTGTATTTCTCTCGCGAATTTTTAAACATAAACTCTATGACATATAATTACCACCCACTAGGGTGGGAAATGTATTGGGTTTATGATGCCAATGGGCTACCAGTGTGTAAACGTTATCGACACTTTCAAGAAGTGAAGTACGTGAACCTTGGTTTATTATTCGGGCTAAAGCGATCTGGTGACGGTAAAGATACAGAGGACATAACTTCTCTTGGTTCTATTGCTAGAACTTTAGTGAGTATGGCTCCTGAGACTTTATCCGAAAGGTTACTATGCCAATTTTTGCATATTCAAAAATCGAAGTTGACCGGTATCAATATTCCTTGGTTTATTCCAGAACAATTAGGGGGCCTTGGCCTCCCCGTTTGCGGTAAATACCAGCCACGTAATAGTGATTTGCGCGTTGCGCGCATTATCTATGAGCATCCTAACGAGTTCCGAATTCCTTCGAAACCGATGAATGCTCCGTGGAAGGTATGGCAATATGCACAATCACGTTTCACTTTTCCTAAGGGTAGCTATTCGCATAGTCAAGAATTTCAATTCTTCGACATGCCAAATACGCCCGGTCCGGTCAGTGAATCTCATGTGTACGGTTTGTTCTGTATCGAAGCACTGTTTCGTGTTGATGGGATTAAGTCACTTTATAAGGTAAATGACGAAAATCACAAGCAATGTAAACGGTACTTTCGAAAATTGATGTCGGTGTGGTCTAAGGCTCGCCTTTTCCCGCATTATCCGAATCCATTTGATCCAAGTAAATATCCAACAGTCCATTCGATTAGTGATATAAAATATATCTTCGAACAGACTCGACAAACAACACTTTTACAATAAATAACAACAGACCTTAAACGTTATGTTAAGCCTTGATTCCATCAGCTGGCCGACTAGCCTTATCACTATGATGAGTCTCCTCTAAAGGGAGGTCCTCACCGTCATGGTTAGAAATAGGGTGTCGATACCGAAGGATGGTTTTAGTACAAGGATAATATTTTCGTTCTGTTGGTTTTGAATCTGAAGCGGATGTGCGCCCGGCGTACCGGTTGTATTTTCTATGTCGAAAATAGCTGTATCCCCGCTGGGGTTCGATTCTTTTAATTGTAAGTCGTC